CTAAGGCTAACTCTATGTGTACACAGATTACAAATGCTGCAAACGTAGATGCTTTAGCAGCTTTGTATGTATACAACGATGATGAAACACCAGTGAGACCTCTTGGTCAATTACCAACGGTAGGTTAATATGGTTGAGATACCAATGATAGTCTGGAATATGATAATAACATTGGTATTTGTACCAATCTTAAACAGCATCCGTGTTAATACTCAAGAGCTTAAAAGACTCGAAATACTTGTCAATAAGACAAGGGAAGAGATTGCGAAAGAGTACGTAACCAAGAATGAGTTAAGAAATGACATGGGTATTCTCATGGATAGGATAGATAAAATTGGTGAAAAGCTTGACAAACTCTTCGAAGTTAAGTAAAATAGGTATATAGGATTTAACAATGGCAAATAAAAGAAAGAACAGAAAAAGAAGTTTAGTTAAAAGAAAAGACTATACTCAAGGTGGTAGGGTTGGATATGCTGAAGGTGGTAGATTTGGGTCTTCAAAAGGAAATCCGTGGAAACTAGATGTATTTAAAAATCCTAAAGGAGTAAGAAATACGTTATATGAACCAACTAGAGAAGAACTCGGAGGTATTACTTCTAATCCTGTGGATTCTTTTTCAAGTGAAGATAATCGTCCACAAGTTTTAAGAGAAGAGGATAATCGAAATATTAAATTTGATATGAATATTCCCGGACTTCCCGGATATAATCCTGCTCTACCTACTAAAGCACCTAATGCTCCCGGAGGTCCGGGTTTTGATGGACCGGGAAATACCCCAGCTCCAACACCCGCACCAACACCAGCTCCAACACCTGCACCAACTCCTTCTCCAGAAGAACTTGCACTCAGACAATCTATTGACGATGCTGCTGCTGGTAAAGTTCCAACAGAGGCTACTATTCCAGACCCAGTTCTAGTTACAGAAGGAGACCCACAGAAAACTACCACAATGGATGCACCTACTACAGTTCAACAAAGAACTGCAGCAGGATTTTTACCAAAGGGCTATAGTTTTACTGCTCCTGAAGGGGGTATATATCCTTCTGTTATGCCTCCAGCAGGACAAAGATGGGCTTATGGTCCTAATGGCGAAAGGATTGCAGTAGATGCTACTACTCTTCAACCAGAACAAGTAACTACAGTAGACCAAACTGCACAAGCTCAAACACCAGAACAAATACAAGCTGCACAAATGGGAGCAACTACAGTTGGCACAGATGCACAAGTAGAAGCTGCAACAGGAGATGTATCAGACGATGCTATAGCACAAGCTGCAGGTGTTGAACGTGTACCAACAATTCAAGCTGCAGATGTAGAAATACCAGAAGGTGCTTTAACTGAAAGAGTTGTAGGTACGTTAAGTCCTGAAGCTCAATCAACTGCTGTAATGAACGTTGGTAGTTCTCTAGCAAGAGTTACAAGGGCTAAGAAACAACTAGCAAATGCTGGACTAAGTGATGCAGATATTACAGAGCTTGGTAACGACCCAGAAGCTTTAGAAGATAGACTAGCAGACTTTAGTGAAGCTGAAAGAGGTATTATTGAAGGATTGCCAGAAGAAGCTTTAGTATCTAATCAGATAGATAGCTTATTAAAAGGTATTGAAGAAGGTGAGATTCCTACATGGGCTAGACCTGCTGTAGCAGCAGTAGAGTCTGTATTAGCTCAACGTGGTATGTCAGCATCTACTGTAGGAAGAGATGCCTTGCTCAATGCTATTATACAATCAGCAATGCCTATTGCTCAGTCTAATGCTCAAGCTATACAAGCTAGTGTAAGTCAGCAAAAAACAATAGAAGCACAAGAAGCTGAAGCTAACGCAGCCAGAGGACAACAGACAGCATTAACAAATGCAAGTAATGTCTTCCAACTTAACATGGCTCAGTTTAGTGCTGACCAACAAACAGCACTGTCTAACAGTAAGTTTTTACAAACTGTAGGATTAACAGATGCTAGTATGGAACAACAAGGTATTATGCAAGATGCTGTAATGATGGCTCAAGCTAATCTAGCTGAAGCAGACTTTAATCAGCGTACCCAGATACAGAATGCTCAAGCTTTTTTACAAATGGATTTAACTAATCTAAGTAATGAACAGCAATCAAATGTATTAAGGTCTCAACAAACTCAGCAACGTTTGCTAAGTAATCAATCTGCTCAAAATGCTGCAGCTCAGTTTAATGCTACAAGTGAAAATCAAACTAATCAGTTTATGTCTAGTTTAAATGCACAGATAAATCAGTTTAATGCAGGTCAACAAAATGCTACAGCACAGTTTAATGCTACACAGTCTAACGCTGCTGCAGCTAGAGATGCACAAAGACAAGCTGATCTAAATAAGTTTAACACACAATTAGCAACACAAATAGAACAGTTTAATGCTAATCAAGACTTTGCAAGGAATCAATGGAACGCACAAAACGTTGCTGCTGTTGAAGCTTCTAACGTACAATGGAGAAGACAAATTAATACTGCTAATACTGCAATGCAGAATCAAATTAATGCACAAAATGCACAAAATGCTTTTGCAATGTCGCAAACTGCACAATCATTTTTGTGGCAAGAATTAAGAGATCAAGCTGATTATGACTTTAGAGTAAGTGAAAACACTTTAAATAGAATTTCGCAACTTGTAAATACTGCAGTTGCTTCTGACCCAAGTAAATATTCTACAGCTTTAACAAGTTTACAAAATTTAGTCGGTGCTATATCTGGAGATGTAGTACCTATATAAGGAGAAATATATAAAATGGGATTATTCAAATCAATTAAAAAAGCTTTTAAAAAAGTTGTTAAGGGTGTAAAAAAAGCAGTAAAGAGTGTTGTTAAAGGTGTTAAAAAAGTAGTTAAAAAAATAGGTTCTAGTAAAATACTTAAAGCGTTAGCCATTGCTGCTGCAGTCGTAGTAACGGGAGGTGCAGCATTAACTGCGTTTGGTGGAACAGGTACGTTAGCTTCTAGTACATTTGGACAATGGATGATGACTACAAGCCAAAATGTTTTAGGCGGTTCACTTTTTGGTACTGGTGGAGGTTTCTTAGCTAAAACAGGAAACTTTGTAACTAAAACACTAGCTAAACCTTTTGGTGCAGTTGGAGGAGCTATAGGTAGCACTGCAAGAGTGGGTGCTAATATCGTTCACGGAAAAGATTTATTGGCTGCTGGTCCGGGTGTGGGTGGTACAGCAACTACTCCGGGAGCTATTATTACAGCTCCAACACCTTTTAGTGCAGAAGCATTTAGTGGTCAATTAGCAGTAGCTGATACTGTTTCTTTTGACCCTACAGCAAATGCAGGTAAAGGAGGATACATAAACACAACTGTAGACCCTACAGACCCAACAAAAAATATAGTAACTCCTTTAACACCGGCTCAAGAAGCAAGTTTGCCTAATTCATACACAAGTAATATAGACAAGGTTACAGGAAAAACAAAATCTAGTTCAGGACTAAAGGTTGGAGATGCGGTAACTAGTTCTGCAATTGGAATGGGATTTGGTTTGACTGAAAGAGCTATTGCAAATAAATATTTTAGTGAAGACCCACGTAATCGGGCTGATTCGTTATTTGTAGAAGGTAAAAGTCCGTTAGACCCTATACGAGTTTATGCATCAGAAAATAATATAAACTTTGGAGATATATATAGTCATGGTACATATGGTACAGGTGACCCTGCTTATATGATGAACACCGCATTATTTAGTCAAGAAACTATAGGCTCTCCAACAGCTATCGGAGGAATGTCATAATGGCAAAAGTAAAAAGAAATCCTAATTTATCTGTTCATGGGACTGTTGGTGAAGCTGCTCAAGCTGCAGTATTAGATGGTTTAGATGCAGGATTTACTATAGATGAAATAGTTGGAAAAGATACTCCAAAGATAAGAGCAGAATCTGAATTTAGTCAAGAAAATTTAGATGAGTTAGTTAGATTAAAATCTCAAGGTTCAGCTATACCCGGACAATCTTTAGTTAATAACCCTGACACACCCTATCCTTGGGAAACCCCACCTGACATTACAAATCCAAGAGAAGCATTAGATAATCTTGTAGAGGATATACTACAACCAGAAGTTATAAAAAATATGGTTTCTGCGTTAGCTGGAGGAATGCCAGTTGGAGATATAGCTATGGCAATTTTATATAGTAAATTTGTTGATGGAATTATAAGTGTAGATTTACTGCTTTTGTTAGCTGAACCAGTTATGTATTTAATAATGGCTGTTGGTGAAGAAGCTAATATTAAATATAATATCGAAGGAGATGATTTAGATGAGTTTGATGAAGAAGATAACCTAGAAGAACCAGATTTAAATCCTATAGAAAAAATTAAAAAAGAAACACTGAGTAAACCAATAAATCAAAATTCAGTTCCCCAAAACTTATTAGATAAAATTCAAGAACAAGGACCTGAAATTAGAAGTATGTTAAGCAGAGGAGACGAATAATGGCAAGAGTTCCAGTAGACGAATTTTATAATGTTCAAAGAAATATTTTAGATAGAGTAGGTACAGATTCTGTAGATAGTGACCAATTAAAAGGTATTGCAGCTTTATTTGGTATAGATGTTTTTAAAAGACTTATAAAAAGAAAAGAAGATGTTTTAGATGATAATATTGAAGCAATTGAACAAGAAGGAATTATTCGAAACGGAAGAAATAATGTCTTATGGGAAAAAAGAAATAAAGTATTAGAAGATGATATACTAATTAAAAAAGACGCTTTAAAATTTTTTGATGCAGATGCAGAATCTGTTTTTAATAATCCTACTACACATGAAAAGTCAGAATATAAAAAAGATAATCCAGATTGGATTTTTAATCCACAAGAATTTGCAGACGAAACAAGCCCAATGTACAAAGTAAAAGAAAAATGGAAACAAGATTATATTAATCAAGTTTTACTTCCGCAACACAACAACAAATATAATCAAATAAATCAAGACATTTTAACTTTTGATGAGTACAATGCAGATAATAGAGAAGTTACAAAACATGCTATAGAGTATGCAAAACGACCAAGTGAAAGAAGTTTATTAAGACAATGGAATTTATTTGGTAGAAAAAGAACTGCTAAATTAAAATCAGACTATGAGAAAGCACGTGAAGATGCTGAAACAATTAGGCTTGAAAGAGAAGGTTACCTTTTACATAATAATCGTTCATTAGTTTCTATAGACCCTAAAACAGGAGACACTTATGGTTCTACTTTAGAAGGTACTAAAAGATATGGGAAAAATTTTATTGTTAAGCCTTTGAGTGGATTAACTAAAGAATTATATGAAACAGGTGAAATCTATAATGAATTTGAATTTAAAAATACAGATAATTATAAAGCATTATCAGTTCAAGGAAAAGCAGTTGCTTTAAGCATGTTTAAAAATAATGAAAACTATAAAGATAAAAATAATTCATATGAACTTTCAAATATTTTTTCAAGTGTAGCACTTTCAGAAGAAGAATTTTCAAAAATGACAAGGTTTGAATTTTTAAAATATAACGACCCTGATTTTAAAAAAGACAAGCCTAAACGAAACAAAGGTGAGACAAGAGAGCAATATGAAGCAAGGGATGATTTTATAGATTGGAAAGCTAGTGTTGATGAAGCTTATGGTGAAGACAAACCAAAATACATACGAGCAAGAGAAAAAGCTGGTTATGATATGACTATGTCTGACGAAATGAATTTAGCTATAGAAGATAATTTAGATTATTTTGTAGAGTTAAGAGCTGAAAAAAGAAAATTAGATAATAATGAAATTACTGAAGAAGAATATAATAAAACAGTTAAATCATTTAAAGAAAAAACTATAAGTAATTTAATTAAAAAAGAATTAGGAGCAACCGATGATAAACAAGAATTTATAAACAGTGTAGCTAGTAGAAGGACAGGTGATTTTTTTAACACATTAAAAACTGAACAAGGACAAGAATTAATGGATGAATGGTTTACTAATTATAACAGGAGAAGGGTAGACAGTGGTCGATTACCTGAAGCACCTTCTAATAAACTATCTTTATATTCTGCTCATATGACCAAAATAATTCAAGATGAGACAGCTTTTTTAACTAATTTTTTAATAATTGATGAAGTTGGAAATATTGGTTATGATGAAAGTATGTTACCTGACCCTGAATTTATTATTGACCCAAGTTTAGTAGACTAAGGAAAGTAGATGTCTAAAGATATCAACGATTTACGAAAAAATATATATCAGAATAATCCTAATGATTTTTTATTAGGTTTAACTGATGAAGAATTACTAATAGAATTATATTATACTGATAATCCTAATTATAGTAAAACATCTGAACAAATTAAAAGTAAATATAAAACATATGATGATTGGTCAAATTCTTTTGCCCCATCTACGAAATCTGCAAAAGATTTAAAAAAAGAAAAAGAATTAAAAGAAAGTCCTTACAATACTAAATTTGTCAAAAACATTTCTGATGCATATAAAAAAGCTGGTTCTCCAAAATTTTCTGTAAGTCCATTTGATGCTAGTGCTAAATATTTTTCAGAATTTTTAAAATTAAAAAATTCTCAGCAGCCTTCTATTTTAGAAGGTATAGCTATGGATACACAAAATGTTGTAGGAACGGGATTAGATTTTTTAACTTTAGGAAAAGCAAGAGGACCAGTAGGACAAACTGTAGCAGACTTAGGAACATTGTCTAAAGAAATGTTTGTTGGTGCTAATAAGTTACAAACAGTTAGAGTACCTACTCCGGGTAAATCAAAAAAAGAATTTAAATACACAGAGGGAGTACCCCAAAAAACTTTAGCAGGAAATATTGCTAGAGGTGCTGGTGGTTATCTTATTCCTTTTACAGGAGCTTTAAAAGCTATAAAAACCGGTACACAAGCTACAAAGGTTGGAACAAAACTTTTTCAAAGCAAACCTAAGATTACAAATACTTTGCAACTTTATGGGGCTGTAGCAACTACAGACCAGCTAGTCCTTTCTCCTGAACACGCTTTTATGGGTAGAGTATTAGGTAACTATGTAGGTAAAGATAAGGATAAATTAAAAACAGTATTAAATTATGTAACTGCAAGTCCAGATAAAACTGAAGGAGAAAATAGAGTTGCATTATTATTTGACAGTGTATTTGTAACAGGTGCTATTGGTGGAGCACTAGTTATAGGTGGAAAGATTTTTAGAAGTGGTAAGGAAATGTTTCAATATTTTAAAAATATAAAAAATAACGGAACTAAAGAACAAAAAAATCAAGCTGTAAAAATTATAGAAGATGCTAGTCAAAATAATCCTAACTCAAAACCAAAAACAGAAACATTTTTAGATGATATAGAAATACAAGAAACTAAATTTAATGCTAAACTCGATTTAGGTACAAGTTGGCAGTTTAGTGAAAATAAATTTAAAAGAAGTATTGGTTCTGTTTTTAATATATTTACAAAGTCTAGAGGTACGTTTAGTCCTAAAGGATTTTTTACTTTAAATATGAATAAAAATGCTGCGATTGCAACTTCAAGTCGTGGGTTTCAAATTAAAAATGAAATAGACTCTATAGCTAAAAAATTAATTAAAGATGGTAAATATACTGCAGATGAATTAGATGAAATTATAACTGTTTATTTAACCCAACCAAATAAAGATATAACTAAACTAGTACAAAAAGTTTTTACAAAAGAAGAATTTGATGCGTTTATTAAACAAAAAGGCAAACAGTCTAGGTTTACTCCAGATGATTTGCCTATAGAATTAAAAGAGTTGGTAGGAGAAGCTAGGGGTCACATAGATGATTTAAGTAAAATACTTATAGGTTCTGATTACATTACACCAGAATTAAAAAAAGAAATTATAGAAAATTATGGTGCGTATTTAAGACAGTCTTATAAAAAATTTACAAATCCTAATTACAAACCTAGTCAAGAAGTTTTTGATGAAGCTGTAGTTTTCATATCAAAACAATTAAAAAATTCTTCTAAACATAAAAATAAAAGTGATAAAGTTTTAGAAGAAATGGCAACAGCTCAAGTTAATATTATTTTAAAAACTGCAAGATTTAGTGATGATTTATTTAGTTTTATAGATAATGTTAAGGCTGGAAAAACTGGTGATGTAGTTTTTGCTGAACGACAGAAAATTGCTAAAGAAATACAAAATTTATTAGGAATAGAAACACAAGCCAGTAGTAGAATTTTTAATTCAATGACTGATTTAAGTCAGTTTATTAGTAGACAACAAACATCTTTTGATTTAAAACAACTAGGATATAATAAATATTTTTTTGATGATGCTAGAGGTATTTTTGATACTCAAATAAATGGAAAACAATATGGTGCTTTAGATGGTATGTTTACTACTAAAGAAATGTCAAATAATTTTCTTAAACCTTTATCACAAAAAGAAGATTTTAAAAGTAGTATTTTAAAATATATATTTACCGTAAAAGGTTTTGCTCAAGCTACAAAAACTGTAGGCAACAACATTACTCATATTAGAAACTTTGAAAGTAGTGGACTAATAGTTTTAAGTAATGGAATAAATCCTGTATCTAAAATAACTTATGATGCTATAAAAACTACATGGAGCACACTTAAACCAACAGATAATAAAGCTATAAATGATTTATATAATGAATATTTAAGATTAGGTATAACAAATCAAAATGCTAGATATGGTGATATTAAAAGATTAATTAACGATGCTAATAAACAAGGAACTTATAATTTTTTTGATACGTTAGCTTCTAAATCCGGAATAAAATATTTAGCAAAAAAAACTGAACAAGCTTACATTGCTGAAGATGATATATGGAAAATAGTTGTTTATGAAAACGAATTAGCAACTTTAAAAAAAGCTTATCCTAACAGAGCAAAATCAGATTTAGAATCTTTAAAACGTTTAGCTGCTAACAAAACTAGAAACACTATGCCTACATATGATATGGTTCCCAGTGGATTTAAAATGTTAAGATACACTCCTTGGGGTAATTATTTTTCTTTTCACGCTGAAAGATTTAGAAATACTTTTCATACTTATAAAATAGCTGTCGATGAAATTAAAAGTGGTAATCCTATTTTAAAAGAAAGAGGGTACAAAAGATTGGGAGCACAAATAACTGTTGGACAAACAGGTACTTTAATGGTATCGGGTTCAAGTATGTACCATACAGGAGTAACAAACGAAGAAGATACTCACATTAAAAATTTATTTAAAAGAAGTTATAATGGTAATAATTTTTTATATGATATTCAAGATAGTTCAGGTAAATTATTATTTGCCGACCCTAAATATACTGACCCTAATGCTCCTATAAATGATGTTATCTTGGCTCCAATTCTTAAATATTTAAATGACGATAATATGACTCAATCTGAGTTTGATGAAAAACTTTTTACTGCTTTTAGAGAATCATTGGTAAACTTTACTAGTCCGTTTTTTGACCCTACAATATTTTATGATGCAGTAGTTGATGTAACATCTAGAAACGGTCAAACAAAAGGACCTGACGGAGAATTGTATCGTATAAAGGGATGGGATACTAGCACAGATAATATTGAAACTAAATTTAATAATTTTCTGTTAGCAATTAATCATGTTGCTAAAGATGCTTTTATGCCTGTAGTTTTTGATAATATTGCAAATACTATAGAAATAAATACCGAGCAGCCAGATAAATATGGAGTTGTAAAAGATAAAGATTTAAATAAATTTAAAAATCTTACTGGTATTAATTATCAGCCTATAGACGATACTACTATATTAAAAAGAGTATCTCAGAAGGCTAGAAGTTTTAACTTTGATGTACGAGGAGGAGCAAACCCAACCATGTACGCAAATATAAATGAGCCAAACATAACTATTGCTCAAATTAAACATGATTATGTAAAAGCAAATCGAAAATATTATTTAATGTTTACAGATTTGAAAAGAACAGTTAATAGTGCTAAAAGATTGACAGAAATTAATCCTGACAGATATGGTGTAACTGTTGAAAACATTGAAGATACATTAAAAGAAACTAACATAAGCGAAGAAATAATTAATAATTTAATATTATCAGACAGACGAGATAAATTTGTTCCTTTAAAATTTTCAGATGAACAAATGGATAAACTTATAAAAATGAATCCTACGATTAGTAAGTCTCAGTTAAGAGCTGAATTAAATAAACTAAGATTTGAATTTTTAGGACTCCCTTTATTAGACGTAAGAGAAGATTATACTGAAAGTCAAAAAAAATCTTTAGATATTTTATATGAAAAAAAACAATATTTTGAAGGTGGAGAAGTTCAAAACGAATACCCTGTACAGTTTGTAAATAAAGACCCAAAAGATAGAGAGAGTGAGTATTTGGGTGGTGCAAGTTACCAAGAACAAATGAATAGGTTAGGGTTTGATAAGGGTGGTCGTACTGACGAATATAAAGAAAAATTAAATGAACTAGAAAATTATATTGCACAAAATCGTTTAGTTTTTAAAGAAGCTCAAATGAGTTCTTTAAGTGGAGAAGGCTATAGAGACCCTCGTTTTATTAAGACAACTGGAAATAAATTAATTGATAAGTATGGTATGAATCCTTTTCCGGCAGAAGGTAGTGGTAAAATATTATCTACAAAAGAACTAGGTATGAAAGGAGAAGATTCTTTAATAAACCCTTCTCAAAAAGGAACTTTTAACCCAGAAACAGATGTAATACAATACAAAGATATAACAGGAATACTTCCTTCACACACTCCTGAAAGAACACAGATACATGAAATTGTACATAGAGCAGCTCATAGAAGTGGGTGGTTAGATAATTTTTATAATGATGAAGAATTAAAAAAAATAGCTCCTAAAGTAACTGGTGCTAGAGGTAGACAATTAACACATTTAATTAATGAAGCTTTAGCTCACTCTTATGACCATACTCTTACTAATAAAAAAATCGATTCTGAAGAACTAAAAGAACAAATTAGATTCAGAGTTTCTAAATTTAATATAAGAGATGATTATAAAGACAGAGTGACAGAAGAAGTTTTCAATAGTTTACCAGCATTACAAGAAAACTTTGAACAATACTTAAAAGATAAAAAGGAAAGTAAATGAACATAGAACAATGCAAAGCTGAAATCAAACGACACGAGGGCGAAGTCTTAGAGATTTATATGGATAGTTTAGGTTATAAAACTCTAGGAGTTGGTCATCTATGTCAACCTAACGACCCGGAATACAATTGGGAGGTTGGTACACCTGTATCACAAGAAGTGGTAGATAGATACTATATGATAGACTTTGATAGACACTATGCAGAAGCTATACACGTGTTTGGAGATAAGGAAGGATTTAATAACTTACCTGAACCTATACAACGTGTGTTAGTCAACATGTGTTTTAACTTAGGTGGTACAAGACTTTCAAAGTTTCGTAACATGTTACAAGCTTGTAGAGAACATAACTGGTATGAAATGGCTAGACAAATGCAAGACAGTAGATGGTACGGACAAGTAGGTAGACGTAGCTGGGAGTTACAGCAGGTTGTAATGGGGCAGGTATAATGCTCCTATATACTGAGAAACAATTAAACACAGCCTATAATATCTATAGGATGCATCAGATTGGACAAGGTTTAGGCTTTATGCAATTAGAAAACTTTAGAAAACTTTACGAAGAACTTATGGAGGAAGCTTTCGATGTTCCCATTTGAGATTATAACCATGCTTGGTTCTACTTTAATTAGTAGTATGCTAAGTCTGTGGTCACAAAGATTAAAAGCTAAACAAAAAGAACAAGAGCTTTTAATTACTCGTGGTAAGTTTCAATTAGAAGCAATTGAATCTGCAAGGAACGTAGATAATGTAGGGTTTCAATGGACAAGACGTATCATTGCCTTATCATCTATCTTTGCAATTGTTATACTACCTAAACTGGTAGCAGTTTATTATCCTGATGTTGATGTTACAGTAGGTTACACATTATTTCAACCGGGCTTTTTATTCTTTACCGATGGTAGAGAAGTATTTGAGTGGATAACCTTTAAAGGCTTGGTAATAACACAACTAGATACAAACCTTGTATCAGCAATTATAGGCATGTACTTTGGTGGCAGCTTAGTTAAAAAATAGGATAAGAAAATGAGTAATGGAGGGTACCCACCTCATGGTGGTTTTAGTGGGGACATGGATAGGAACGAGGTCGAGATTGATCTACAAAAATTCATGGCTTTGCTTCAAGAGAAGTCAGAACTAAAAGAACGTATAAGAGAACTAGAAGATATTAAGAATGATAACCCTTATCAAAAACTTATCTTTGTTGCTCAAGCTGTAGATAGCTGGAGAATTATACCTCGTGCTTTTTTAAGTGTTTATATGTATTTATTATACTATACCACTTTTTGGTTCATGGGATTAGAAGACCCTACCATGCAACAATCAGGGTTAATATCAGTCGTAGTGGGGGCAGG